GAGGCCTGGCACGGGGTTTTCCTGCGTTCTTTCAGGGCTTGTGGGATTATCAGTCGTGCTGCGGAGGATGCTGGTGTGACGAGGCAGGCGGTATATTATGCTCACAAGAGGGATCCTGAGTTTCGTGCGTTGTATGATGAGGCCAGGGAGGAGTCGATAGAGGTATTGGAGAGTGTGGCTCGTGGAAGGGCTACGGAGAGTAGTGATAATCTTCTGATATTTTTGTTAAAGGCGGCGAGGCCGGAGGTGTACAGGGAGGTGGTGAGGAATGAGAATATCAATGTGAACATGAATGCTAATCTGGAGCGTCTGGACAGGCAGTTGACGGACACTCAGATTGATGATTTGCTGGAGATTGTTGAGGCGAAGAGGCTGGCACTGGAGGGTGGAGTGGAGGTGAGCGAGTGAGTATGGGAGAAGATACTGTTGAGTCTTTGGTAGTCCAGGCAAATTCCCTCCGTGTGTTGAAGGCCCGGAGGGATTTTCCTTTTTACTGTGATTTCGTGCATGGGAGGCCGTTGTATGCTCACCAGCTGGTGTGGGCGGAGGAGTTGCAGTCGAACGGGGGCAAGACGCTTATAGTGGCGCCGCCCGAGTCGCTGAAGTCTTCTACGGTCAGGATGTTTATTGAGTGGAGCATTGGGCGGGACCCTGATTTGTGTGTGTTGCTGGTGATGAATACGGCAACGCAGGCGATGAGGCAGGTCATGTCTGTTGCTGAGACTATTGAGAAGAGTGATGCTTACCATGCGGTGTTTCCGGCTGTGGTTCCGAATAAGCCCAGGGGATGGAGCCATGAGGCGATATTCGTCAGGAGGGGTAACGAGAGCCGGCCGGACCCGACGGTTTACGGGACGGGGATTGATGGGCCTTACCAGGGTTCTCATGTAGATATGTTGATTATAGATGACCCGACTGATCAGCAGGACGTGAGAAGTCAGGCCACGATGGAGTCACAGAGAGAAAGGATTCGGGGAGTTCTTCTTGACAGGCTTAACGAGGGAGGAAGGCTTTTCACAATTCTTACGAGGTGGGGTGAGGCCGACCTGATGAGGGATTTCGTGGACATGGGTCTTTCTGTTATTGAGAATCCGATCGAGGGAAGATACTCTTGGGGTCGTTTGCTTTGTCCTGAGTTGTTCCCCGACGAGAGGATAACGAGGATAAAGGCGGAGAAGGGGAGTGCGCTGTATCATTTGACGTACATGTGCGATCCCGGGGCCGCCAGTGGGAGTATTATCAAGAGAGAGTGGTGGAGAAGGTACGGGGATACGCCGGAGGGTGAGCCCTCGCAGATGATATTCTCGTGGGATTTGAGTGCGGGAAGGAATGAGAGAAGCGACTTTACGGCTTACGGAGCCTGGGAAGTATACGAGAACGGGTATTACCTTGTCGATGCGGGCCACTGGCGCCTTACAATGGACGAGTTGATCAGAAAGATGGAGTTGTTGTATGCTGTGCACAGGCCAAGGTGGGTACTGGTAGAGGATGTAGGGACGAGTGTACCAGTGGTGGACTATATCAAGCAGCATACGAGGCTGCCGATAAAGCCCGTAGTTCCCGGGCGTTTGGGCCGCAAGAGCGGCATCGTGAGAGATAAGGAGGCCCGACTAAGAGGGGTGGTCCATCTTATCGAGGCCGGGAGGGTATGGCTTCCCGCTACAGCACCGTGGGTAGAGGAGTTTATCGACGAGTGCGCGGCTTTTCCTGGAGGACAGTATGATGACCAGGTTGACCAGATGACACAGGCACTGGAGTACATGGAATTACATTCGTCTGTAGGGACTATTGATATAAATAATCCCCCGCGTTATCCTAGTTTTGCAGGTGGTGGTATGATGAGACATTCACCAGAGGCGACTCCATACAGGTACAGGAGGTTTTCTTAGACTATGGACGAAGAACGGCCTGACGTACAGGATATCCTTGAGAAGAAGTCCCGGCTGGAGGAAGTCTGGTCGGGCGCACATGAGCAGTGGGACGAGACCGACTCACTGGTACAGGGTGGATATAGTATATGGGGTAACGAAGAGGACAGGGCTACTCGCAGTACGATGAGGAGTAACCAGGCACGGGTTATTATTGACCATACCTCGGACAACCTGCTTCCGTATAAACCCCAGTGGCACAGGGAGAAGATCGGGGAGGCAGAAGACGCACAGGAATCAGCAGATAGGGTCGAAGCGTGGGTAGATGCGGTATGGTCTACGTCGTCACTTGACCAGTTGAGCATCCCTATGAAGATCCTTGGACGAAATATGCTGAAGTATAACTATGGAGTCCTTGAGACGGTGTTCAACACCTCTGGGATGCCAAGAAAGCCCAAAGAAGGGGATGATAACTTCAGTGCAAAGGACAGGGAGTACAACGAACGGTCGTGGAACTTCAACCCGTTCGGACTCAGGGCTCCTCATCCTTCTTCAATTCTTCTTCCCTGCTACGAACGCAGGCCTTCTTATGCGATAAAGAAGGAGAAGTGGGCGAATATTGATATCAAGACAGAACTCGACCACAAACGCGACCTTGACCATCCTTCTCTGGTGTCTGTTTCAGACTATGATCTGAGCAGTAACCCGATGGAACTCTCCGATGTGGTGGAGTATTACTCCAGGGACTGGCACGCGATTGTCGCTCCGGGAGGTCATAATGACGGGGACCTGCTTCTCCTTGAGGCAAACCCTCACAGGATAGTTCCTTTCGTTCATGCTTACGGTGGTTTTGGAGATATGCCGTCCGGGGAGGACGGGATGGACCCGATGTACATGGCACAGGGATTCCTGTGGCCAGTGAGAGACCTGATTAGGCTTCTTGACCAGGTGATAAGTGCCAAGGCAGAACTTGAAATGAAGGCTGCGTATGCACCGATGGTTGCTCCCGAGGAGACACTGGAACGTATAGCCCAGCTTTTACAGGCTGGAGCCAATATGATCCCGGGTGATGCAAGGGAGATAGGATATATTCCTATACAGCAGTTACCTCAGTATCTCACTGACTTTCAGGACAGGATCGAAAGGCAGATAGTTACTGCGACAATAAGTACTGTTGCCTTTGGAGAACGCCCGGTGGGTGTCGATACCGTCGGTCAGCACGCAATGATGCTACAGGTTAGCTTCAAACGGATGCTTGAGACTATGGAACAACTTTCTTTCATGGCTTCCGAGGTGGCAAGCACATGGATGAGGATGCTTGCAGGATGGGATGCCTTTGTTGAAGAATCCAAGTCAATAGATTTGGGAGGCAAGATAACGGTACGGGGTAAAGCACTCAGGGCCGATGACTTGCAGAAAAACTATCATATCGTGGCAACATTCCCGCTTTCTGACGAAGCAGTCCGTATGCAGAGAACACAGCAGGGGGCGATACTGGTTGCACAGGGTCTCAAGAGTAGAAAGAGGCACCTGGAGGAAGATCAGGGATTAACCAATATCAGCGCAGAAGAAGACCAGATACTTACCGAGCAAGTTCTCGGAGATCCTGTCCTTGTTACTGCGTTTGCAGAGAAAAAGAGGCAGGAGCTTGGAGTACAGGAACTGTACGAGGAGCAAATGAAGAGATTGGCAGCGGAAAGACAGCAAGGGTTTGCACAGACACAGGCCGCAGAGGGGCTCCCAGGTGGTGGCCCTCCCGCGTTTGTCCCTCCGGGAAGCCAGGAAGAGATGACCGTCGATGCCGCAGAGGAACAGGCTTTCGTGAGACCGCCTGCTGCTTCTGTGGGTACAGCACAGATGAATGGATCAGGAGTGTGATATGGCAGTTATTAACCCTTTCGATAAAATCCTTCTGTCGATTAACGACAAGTTCAGTGTTGCATCCAAGAAGGCCAATGAGTCTAATGCCGTGAAGTACGGGAATGCCAGGTATGGCAAGGATGAGGCCCGTGCCAGGCTTATGCGTGACCTCGCATCTAAGCCGAGCGGCCCTGAGAGGGCTGAGTTGATAAAGAAGAGGGGAATTGACGCTGTCATTGACCTACTCGGAAAGGGTGGTTCCTTATGACTCCAGAGCAGATTGCTCAGTTAATAGAACTGGCTCTTACAAATGGCTATACTATAAGTCAGGTAGACGAAGATACGTTTAACCGGATAGACGATGAAGGCAATGTCGTAGGCACTATTGGACTAGAGTCTCTAAGCCGCCTAGCCGGTCTTCCTGATCTCCCTGGTTGGTGGCCCTCAGACCTAACATATGCTTGGCCCCCTACATATCTGGACAATATGGGTAATACACAATTTGACATTAACCTGTATTATGACATTAAGGATCGTGTGGATGCAGAAAAACAACAAGAAGAAGAGCAGGCTCAGACATATTCTTCCTTTGTGGAAGCTGACGCCGCTGCCAGGGCCGCAACAGAGGCAAGTAGGGGCGCGGGGCGTCTGCCGGGAGAGCAAGGAGTTGTAAGCCAGCGATGGGAAGCGGTAGGCCTTCCTGGTGGGGGCTATACCATAC